CGGGGCCGTGATTGGCTGGGATATGACGGCGGCTCTGGAATTAGGCAAAGCGCTTGGTATCTCGCCGCTGATCACAGCCGAACTTCTGCCCACCATTGAGGCGGTCATGGTCACCAAACTCAACGAACAGATGGATCACACCAATGGCTGAGAAACGCGTCTCCGTCCGCCTTGCGGCTGTGGGCGGTCGACAAGTCCGCACCGAACTCGAGGGCGTGGGCAAGGCCGGCGAGCGCGGCTTTGGAACGCTGAGCCGCGAGATGGAGGCTGCCAATAAGCGCATGGCGGCGTTTTCGCGCCGTGTGAAGGTGGCGGCTGCTGCCGCCGTAGCCGCTGCCGCTGCGGCGGGCGTGGCCATGGTGCGCTCGGGGCTTCAGTCCGTGGATGCGCAGGCCAAGCTGGCCCAATCGCTCGGCACCACTGTGGCCTCGATCCAGACACTGGAGCGCGCGGGTGATCTGGCGGGCGTGTCTATGTCGGGCATTGAGCAAGCCACCAAGGATCTCACACGTCGTCTCAGCCAGGCGGCCGCGGGAAGTGGTCCTGCTGCCGATGCACTGGAACGCTTGGGGCTCTCGGCCACGGACCTGATCGCCTTGCCGCTTGATCAACGCGTTGGCGCCATTAATGCGGCCATCGAGAAGTTTGTACCGGTGGCAGAACGCGCCGCAGTCGCAGGCCAGCTTTTTGGCGAGGAAGGCTCCATCGCCATGAGCCGGATCGACACGGCCACTTTGCGCCGGGCCACAGACGATGTGCGTGCCTTCGGTGTTCTGGTCTCAGAACAAGATGCCGATCAGATCGAACGCACCAATGATGCCATTTCCCGCCTGGGTCTCATCTGGCGCGGGCTGTCAAACCAGCTGGCGGTGGCTGCAGCGCCTGCCTTGGAAGCTGTGGCCAATGCCATGGCGGTGATGGGCCGTCGCACAGGGCCACTCGGTCAGGCGATCACAGCACTCTTTGACAATATCGCCCGACTGACGACCTACGCAGGCACATTCGTCGGGTTTCTGGCGGGACGCTGGGTTCTGGGCCTTGGCAAGGCCGCTCTCTCTGTCAGGGGGCTTGCCACAGCCCTGGTTGTTCTGCGCGGCGCGCTCATTCGCACCGGGATTGGCGCGCTGATTGTGGGTGCGGGTGAGTTGGCGCATCAGTTCACGCGGCTTGTCGCCGGCGCAGGCGGGTTTGGCAATGCCATGGCGCTTCTGGGCGATCTGGCAAGCGAGGTCTGGGAGCGCATGACGCTTGCCGCGGGCAGTTTTGGCGCCTCGGTTGCCGCAGGCTTTGGGGATATCAAGGCCAGCGTCGCTGCCACCATGCAATCTGCTCTCGAGGATGTGGTTGGGTTTGCCAATGGCGCCGTGAACAGTTTTGAAGGGGCCTTCGGTGCGATCAAGGCAATCTGGGGCTTGTTGCCGGCTGCCATTGGGGATCTGGCATTCCAAGCGGCCAACAGTATGATCTCTGGCGTAGAAGCCATGCTTAATGGCGTTGTGGCGCGCATCAACGGATTTATCGGTGGCGTGAATGCCGGTCTGGACGCGCTTGGCGTCGAACGACGTATTGCTCTCATTGCCGATCTCGATCTTGGCGCTCTGGAAAACCGCTTTGAAGGCGCAGCCTCCCAAGCCGCCACCGCAGCCAAGGGCGCCTTTGTAGAGGCTTTTGCAGACAATCCGCTTGCGGTTCCCGATTTGGGGCTGAGCGATATGGCAACTGCAGCTTCCGCCTCGGCCGGGACCTGGCGCGCGGCAGCCGCGCAAATGGCGGGTGATGCGACAGCGCCGCTTGCAGCACTCACTGCCCTGCAGGCCGCTCTTGCGAACGGCACGGATCCCTCAGGCGCTTCTGATGGGGAGGCGGAGGACACCGGTGCGACCTTGGCCCAAACCCTTGATGAGATCGCGGCATCGGCCACGAAGGCCGGCGCAGGGGTTAAATCCGTGGGCGCGGCTGGCAAATCCGCTGTGGAGGCTGCGGCCGAGGCCCTTAAACGCACTCAGGATATGGCCAAGTCGCTGGCTGATGATCTGACGGGACCGCTCAAGAATGCGCTCAAATCCGGTGAGCTGAGCTGGCAGAGCTTTGCGGGGGCTATCTCCAGCATGGCCCAAAGCCTTGCGAGCCGTCTCATTGATACAGCCTTCAAACCCATCGAGGATGCGCTGATGCGCGCCTTCTCTGGCGCCGGTCAGGGAGGCGGCGGTGGTGGCCTCTTCGGGGTTTTAAGCGGTGCCATCGGCAGTCTGTTTGGCATTGGCGGGGCTTTTGCAAAAGGCGGTGCTTTTGGACAGGCGGGTGAGATCACCGCTTTTGCCAAAGGTGGCAGCTTTGCCGGCGGGTCCTATTCCGGGGGTGTGGTCTCTCAGCCGACGCTTTTTCCGTTCGCCAAGGGCATTGGGCTTATGGGCGAGGCCGGCCCTGAAGCCATTTTGCCGCTGCGCCGCGGGCGGGGTGGCAGGCTTGGGGTGGAGATGACCGGAAATGGCCCGGGCAGTTCAGACGGCCAATCTGGTCAGTCTGGTCACTCGGGCCAATCTGTCACCCGCATCATCAACGTTTTGGATCCGTCGATCGTGGGCGATTATCTCGCCACGCCCGCCGGTGAGCGGCTCATCGTGAATGTCATCCGGCGCAATCAGGGAGGTCTGGATGTCTGAGCCGGCAGATCCACCGCACCTCTGGCCCTTTCCGCTGCGCTGGCCTCTCATTGAGACGCAGGAATGGCGAACAGATGTGTTGGCGACCAAGGACGCCGAGCAGCGCATTGCCCTGCGCACCATGCCGCGCACCCGCTTAACATGTGTCTCAATTCTGGAAGCGCGGGGTCTTGCTAGTGCGGCAGAACTGGCGCGGGGCGGTGTGTTCTCGACATGGCAGCTGCCGCTCTGGCATCGCGCAACCCCGCTCGCAGCACCTGTGGACGCAGGGGACACAGAGGTTTTGCTCAACACAGGCGGGCTGGGATTTGCAGTTGGTGACCATGCCGCCCTCGCAACGGGGGCCAGCATTGCTGGGTGCTCTGTCGATATTCATGAGATCGCTGAGGTTTTGGAAGATCGCTTGGTGCTGACCCTGCCGGTTTCCATGACAGCCCCCCATGCTTCTGTCATGCCTGTGTCAAAAGCCCGAATGCAGGGACCGGTCGAGATTTTGCGTCGCCGTCAAAGCCTCGGGACCGTCACGGCAAAGTTCTTGCTGGCGCCACAGGCAGACCAGTCCGCCACTCTCACATCGCTCTATCCCACCTATCAGGGCAAGAATGTTTTGATGGATCCCGCAGTATTGCGCCAGCCCTTGTCAGAAGCTGTGGATAACCCTGTGGACTATATCGACAATGGCTTTGGTCCCATAGAGATAGAAGCCCTGCGCAGCTACGCGCAGCGTCGCTCAAACATCACTCTGGTTGATCGCGGTCCCGCAAGATGGACCAGTCAAGCCTGGCTGCAAAGCTTACGCGGACGTCAGAACAGCTTTTGGTTGCCAAGCTGGGGGCGGGAATTGGGGCTGCAGGTCCCCCTTGCGCGAGGTGACACGAGTGGCTTTTTCAATCCGGCACAAGTGTCGCTAGATCCAGACAGCTTGGTTGGCCGGCACCTTATGATTGAACTGCCTGGCGGGGCGTTGTTCCGCGAGGTGCTCGCAGCCAGTGGCGACGCGCTCAGCCTGCAAATCACCTTAGCCGCGCCGGGCGTCGCCGTGCCGCGCGACACGCCCATCCATCTGATGCATCACATGCGGCTCGATGCCGACCGGATCGAGGTGATGCACACGCCCAACCGCATGGAGATGAGCTTGCCCTTGATTGAGGTCCCCGCATGACGCCCCCGCTTACCTATGATGACCTGGAAACCTCCACCGCCGAGGGGCGTGCGTTTTTCCTCTATCAGTTCAGCCAGGGTGAGACCCAATGGCGTTTGACCAGCCGAGCCACGGATTGGATCACGCCACCCGACGCACTGGGAGGTGAAGAAGGCGAGGAAGAAGACAGCCTCACATGGGCCGCCTCTGCCATCAGCCATGGGCGTCTCTTGCAAAGCTCGGACGCACGGCGCAGCGCGCTTGATCTCACCTTCGCGCTTTCCGATCCCTTCGCCCGGCGTTTTCTAGGGCCACGAACGCGGCAGGCCACCACCCTGACCATCTGGCGCGGCCATGAGCAAATACCCGAAGAACTGCGCGCCCATTGGAAGGGCCGCGTGGTCTCGGCCAAAATCACCGGCCAACGCATTCAGCTCACCTGCGAGTCGCTCTTTACCACCATGCGCCGCGAAGGCATGCGCGCCAAATATCAACGCCTCTGCCGCCACGCGCTCTACGCCCGCGGCTGTCGTCTGGATATAGAGGCCTATTTTACCGGAGGCACGCTCAGCGCCCTGGAAGGCCGCGTGCTCACCGTGCCAGAGGCCGCACTCGTGCCAGCGGGCTGGTTTGCCGGCGGTGTACTACGCCACGCAGGGCTTCTGGGATCGATCCGCTTCCATGAGGGGGAGAGCCTCACGCTTGGTGCGCCGATGCCGGAACTGCAGGCGGCCTATGAGGGGTTTCTTTTGCAGCAAGAAACCGCTGACGCAGAGGGGGAGGGTGAGACGCCCGCACCAGTGGTCCTCGAGATGGCGCCAGGCTGTGATCTGCGCCGCGATACCTGCAATGCCAAGTTCGCCAACCTGCTGAACTTTGGCGGCTTTCCCGATATCCCGGGACGCAATCCCTTTGGCGGGGGAAGCGTGGTGTGAGGGCGCGTTCTCTGGACTAACACTCTGTTCCCCAAGCAAAAAAAACCAAGGACACCCCCTCATGGTCTGGAACTTCGTGGTCCAAATTGTCGCGAGCCTTGTGCTCTCGGCGATCTCCTATGCGCTCTCTCCCAAGCCCAAATCCCAGGTCCCCAAAGCGGCAGGGCTTGATGATTTCTCCCTGCCCACGGCTGAAGAAGGCCGGCCCATTCCTGTGGTCTTTGGCACGGTGCTTCTGCGCGGGCCCAATGTGGTCTGGGCCGGTGATCTCAAAGTGGAGCCTATCCGCAAGAAAGGCGGCAAGAAGTGAGTATCGATCCCTCCAGCCAACCCGACCCGCTCATCATCCGCGTGGGCGATATTCGCGCCAGTGGCATTTGCCTGCAGGGCGCACGGGGCTGGTTTCGCAGGCAGGGGCTGGACTGGCAGATGTTTCTTGCCCAAGGCCTGGCCGCCGAGGTGCTGGCCGCCACCGGCGATGCGCTGGCGCTGCGTGTGATTGCGACTGCACAGGCGCAGGTTCAATCTCAGGCACAGACACGGGCGCGTGTTCGTGCCAAAACCTCTGACGAGTCTCCCCATGGG